CGCGGACAATCCGATTTATGCGACCGACGCCAACTATTTAAAAACGCTTCATGCGTTGCCCGAACATTTGCGGCGCGCGTTTCTAGACGGAGATTGGGACGTTTTCGCAGGGCAATACTTCAGCAATTTCGATCCCGCGCGGCACGTGGAACGCGCCGAGAGAATCGGATTCGCGGATTGGTGGCCACGCTGGATTTCGATGGACTGGGGTTTCGAACATCCCGCCGCCGTCTACTGGCACTCGCAGGATAAAACGCGGACGGTGACTTATCGCGAGTTCGTCCGGCAGCACATGAGCCCGCGCAATCTGGCGCATGAGATTGTTGAGCGCTCGCGCGGCGAGAGAATTTCGAATGTGTATTTGTCGCCAGATGCCTTTGCGCGCCGCACGGATGAGTCTTCGATCGCCGAGCAGATCGGCGACGTACTCGCGGCGAACGGATTGCCGCGGCCTGTTCCGGCAGACAACGATCGCGTTGGTGGATGGCTATTGATGTACCAAATGCTTGACGCCGGCGAATGGGTGATTACGGAGAATTGCGCCGAGTTGATTCGCACGTTGCCATCGCTGGTGCGCGATTCAGCGCGCGTTGAGGACATCGAGAAAATGGACGGCGATGACGCCGCCGACGCGGCCCGTTACGGATTGAAATCGCGGATGCGATCGCAGACCGGGGCGAATGCTCCATTCGATCAGCGCATCGCTGCGCGCGTTACTTCTCATGATCCGACCATTCGCGCGATTCAGGCGCGCAAGGCCGAGCTCGACGAGCAGCGGCGCAGCGGACCTATCTCCTTCGCGCGGCACCATCCGCGCCCCGGCGCGCCGTTGCGCTGATCGTGGCGCGGGACTTCAGCCCGCGAATTCGCGCCGCGGCGATCAGCAAACATTTGCGGGCAAGATGGCCGCGCCACGAATTCACGCCAGACAACTGTAGGTCTGGTCGTAAGGCCAGCCGCTTTTAGGATGGAATTCGCATGCTCTCATCGCTTCGCACAATCTGGCTGCGCATCACGGCCTCGCGCTATACGCGCGCGCTGGAAGACGAAAACGCCCGGCTGCGCGCTGAGAATCGTGCGCTTCTGAATTCGATACTTGGGATTGCGGGCATTCCGCCGTTACGCGTGGATGCTGAAATCGAGCGACAACGGGGGCGCGATGTGCGGGCTGGGTCTCGCACCGGGAAAGGCGGCACGTCTTATGACGCGCCCCACAATTTCCATCCGCGCGTTGACGGCAAACATAAAGCCGATCCGCAACGCGCGACTCCCGAAAGCGACGCTAGCCACGGCGATCGCGTCGCCGACGAGACCCGCCGCAGCGCTCGCGCGAAGGGCCTGATCGTTCCTGCGAATCCGTTGCGGCGGCGTTCGTGGCAGCAAATCGGACGAATGCTTGAGATCGAAAACGCGCGGCGGATGAACAATCGCGACAACTCTGATTCGATGCTGTAGCGAGGAGCAAACATGCCGATGATTCGAGGACGTTATTACATGAACCCCACGATGGGCGCAGCGATCGAGAACACTCGCGCGCTTGGCAACGCATCGCAACTGGGCGAAGGCCCGAGCGATCCATTCGCTGACGAGGGCACAAGCGATTCGTCCGGGCAGGAAACCGGCGACTCGCCCGCGACGGCGATACACCGCATCGAAATCGAAATCTCAGCGACGCCAGGTGGCGGGCGTTCCAGCGGGCACAATTCGCGTGGGTACGTGGCGCATATACATCGCGAAGCAATCGACGCGGCGCCAGCGGGAGCGAATAGCGTGCGCGGCGCGTTTGGCGTTCCATCGGGGACGCCAGGGATCGCGTCGCATTCCGGATCGCAGAATGCGCCGGGATTTGTGCCTCGGGGAGTTTTTGCATCTGCGCCTGAGACGCATGTGTTCACGACGCCGGGGGATCTCGTGAATTTTCTCCGCGACGCTCTTGCTGAGGATTAGACGCGAAGCTTTGTCTCGGATTAAGGGAAAGCCCGGCCAGCTCGTACGGCGAGCAAGATTGCTTGCGCCACGAATGACTCGCGCGCGATCGCGCGGCTCATTGGGAAAGGCCGATTTTAATCGTGGCGTCCGAGAATTTAACCGACGCATCGAGGACACATGGCGAACGATTTCAATATTGCGTTTCCGGGCGAACCGGCGCCGGCGGATCCGGCCATTGTGCCGGTGGAAAGCCCTGCGACTGGGCCCGCGCGGCCTGACGACCCGATTTCGGTTCTCGAAGCCGTGGCGTATGGCGCGAACAACGAACATCTGCCCGATCGGCTTCAGGCCGCGTTGCGACGCATAGTTTTCGATTTCACCACGGAATCCGAGACGTCACGCCGCGCGGAAGTGCGCCGCATCAAGCAGGCCCATCAATTCTGGCGCGGTTTGCAGTATCTCTGGTGGAGCGAGCAGGATCAGAACTGGCACCTTCCGTTCGAGCAAAAATTCAGCGATCAGAGTTCGCTTGAGGATATGCCGCGGTACGAATTCGTCACGAATATCTATCAAGCTTTCGGCCTTTCCATTATTGCCGTGCTCTCGCAGGATATTCCGCGCGTGCGATTTTTTCCGCAATCGGCGCAGGCGGAAGAGGATGTCTCCGCTGCGAAGGCAGCCACGGAAGTTTCGCAGCTCGTCGAACAGAACAATCGAATCGGAAACGTGATCGTTGAGGAAGCGTTCCAGCTTTGGACGAGCGGCAAAGTTGGCGCGTATGTACGGTACGTCGTGGACGGCCAGCGATTCGGATTTCATCCCGAGACACAGATTGCCGCGCGGCAAGTGAAGATTGCGCCGGATGTATGGCGTTGCAAGCAATGCGGGGCGGAGACGCCGGCGAATGGAAATGCCGCCGCACCGAATGTTAGTGCGCTGCTTACTGCGCCGCCGCCCGCGGGAGCGAACACCCAAATAAGAAACGGTCGGCCTTCCAGCCAGCCCTACGGAGGAGCGGCTGCGGCCGAGACGCCAGTCTGCGAATGCGGTGCGCTTTTTGAGCTTGGCGATTACGTGCCCGGCGATGTGGTGACTGTGCCCGCGGCGCAAACGCGCTTGCGCGTTCCGAATGGCCAGGAAGTGGTCACGATCGTCGGCGGCCTCGAGCTGAAGACTCCGCCCTGGGCGAACGAGATGCACGAATACCCGTTTCTGCAATGGAACATGGAAGTGCACCAGGCGCGGCTGAAGGCAGCGTACCCGCACGCGGCCAGCAAGATTGGGCCGCCTGTCTCGCCGGGGGAATCCGCGCAGTACGAACGGCTGGCGCGCCTCGCGCAGTCGCAAGGCGGTCCGCTCACCGAGGGCGGCGATTACAACATGAACTTGATCACGTTCCAGCGAACGTGGCTGCGCCCGTGGTCGTTCTACCAACTCGACGATCAGAAACTTCGCGACGAATTGCTGGCGCTCTATCCCGACGGATGCTACGTGGCTTTCGCGGGCGACGCTTACTGCGAATCTCGCAACGAAAACATGGACGACCACTGGCGAGTGCTTCACGCGCTGCCCGGTGACGGATCGAGTGGCCGGCCTGCACTCGGTGATGCGCTGATTTCCGTGCAGGAACGGTTCAACACACTCTCGAATTTGCAAATAGAAACGTACGAGTACGGTATTCCGCCGATTTACGCGGACAGCGAAGTCCTCGATTTTGACGCGCTGCAATCGCAAACAGCCGAACCCGGCGCGCACTATCCTGCGCGCGCGAAGCCAGGACAGCCGCTCGCCGCAGGTTTTTTTCAACCCGAACCCGCGCAAATTCCCCCGGATCTCGCCGAGCACGCTGCGAGCCTGATGGGGCCTGTCGCGCAATTTCTTACGGGCGCGTTTCCGGCGCTTTTCGGCGGCGCGATGACGAACAACGACACGGCCGCGGGATACGCTATGGCGCGCGATCAGGCGATGGGGCGGATCGGACTCGTCTGGCGCGCGATGAAATTCTTCCACGCTGACGTGATGCTTCTCGCCGTGGATTGCTTCCGCAAGAATCGTCCCGGCGATGTGGAAATGACGCTCTTGGGCGCAGGTTCAGCGTTTGAATCGAAATGGATTCGCATTGCTGACCTGAAAGGGAATTTGTTCTCGTATCCTGAAACTGACGAGCAATATCCGACGATGTGGTCGCAGCAGCGGGCCGTCTTGATGCAATTAATCGGCAGCAACGACCCGCAGATCCAACAAATCCTCGCGCACCCGGCCAACTTGGCGCTTATCAAGCGGCTCATAGGCCTCGAGGAAATCGTGATTCCCGACGAGGAATCGCGCACGAAGCAATATCGCGAGATCGCGCAACTGGTCATAGAGCAGCCGTTGATCGAGAGGGATCCGCAAACTGGCGCGGAAACACTTGTACCGAGCATCATGCCGGATCCATTTGCTGATAATCACGCGGTCGAACTCGAGACGTGCAAGCGATGGTTTTCCGCGGATGCGGGTCAGGTGGCGAAAGTGGATTCGCCAGCGGGATATGCGAACGTGCGTGCGCACGCCTTATTTCATCAGCAATTCTTACTGAGGCAGCAACAGCTGGCAGCGCCACCAGCAATCACGCCGCAGCCATCTCCCGCTGCGCGGCGCTAAGTACGCCAAGTGGTCGCGCCGATGCTCTCGGTTGCCCAGTGCGCCCACGCAAAAATAAAACGGGGTGGCCCTGAGGCCACCCCGTTGCGCTTTTCTCTGCTTTCTCCTTCG